CAATGAAAAAATTACAAAATTTCGCTCAGCCTACAATTACTACAACCTATGCGGGGGAATTCGCAGGTCAGTATATTGCTGCAGCGCTTTTGTCAGCTAGAACGCTTGACAACAAATTGATTACCATTCACCCAAATGTAAAATTTAAAGAAGTTTTACAAAAAGTAGCGGTTGATGGTATCGTACAAGACGCATCTTGCGACTTCGTAACTTCAGGTAGTGTTGTATTATCTGAAAGAATCTTAGAACCAAAAGAATTGCAAGTTAACTTACAATTATGTAAGCAAGAATTCGTAGATAGCTGGGAAGCTTTACAATTGGGCTATAGCGCATTTGATTCTATTCCTGCTAACTTCAACGATTTCTTAATCTCTTATGTAGGTGGTAAAGTAGCAGAAGCAACTGAACAATCTATTTGGAGAGGAACTAACATCAATGGTCAGTTCTTAGGATTCGAATCTGCATTCTCTGCTTCTATCGCAGCAGGTGGTGCAACAGCAGTATTGCCAGCAAGAAGCACTGGTGGTTCTTCAGCAATCATCTCTGGTAGTGTAACTTCAGCAAACGTATTATCTAAATTGGATTCAGTAGTATCTACTATTCCTGATACAGTTTATGGTAAAGAAGATGTATTGTTGTATGTTTCTACTGATGTAGCTAAAGCATATCAGCAAGCATTAGCAGGTGGTGCTATCGGTGCAAACGGATGGAATAACCAAATGAACGTTGGTGAAAAACCATTCAACTTCAATGGTATCGAAATCGTATTGTGTCCAGGTATGAGTTCTTCTAAGATTGTAGCAGCTCAAAAATCTAACTTATTCTTCGGTACAGGTCTTTTATCTGACCACAACGAAGTAAGAGTGTTAGACATGGCTAACTTAGATGGTTCTCAAAACTACAGAATCATTATGAGATACACTGCAGGTGTTCAGTTCGGTATCGGACAAGATATCGTTTACTACGGCGCTTATTAATCATTAACTAACAAATTAAACTTAACAGAATATGGCTTGTAATTTATCAGCTGGAAGAAACGAAGTATGTAAAGATAGTATCGGTGGTTTAGCCGGAGTGTACTTCTTAAACTATACTACCGGGTCTTTCACTAAGAACGGAAGCGGCGAAATAACCGCATTTCCTTCTGGTAGCACAGTTTACTACTATCAGTTAAAAGGAACAAGTGCATATACTGAAACCGTGAATAGCTCAAGAGATAATGGTACTACATTCTTCAACCAAGAATTAGTATTGAACTTGAAGAAATTGACTAACGAAATGACTACTCAATTAAAGCTTATGGCTTATGGTAGACCTCAAATCGTTGTTTGGACTACAAACGGAGATGCATTGTTAGTTGGTGAGCAAGAAGGTGCAGATGTAACCGCAGGAACAATTCAGACAGGTGCAGCTATGGGAGACCTTTATGGTTATTCTGTAACATTCACAGGTATGGAGAAATTACCAGCAGCATTCATCAGCGGTTCAACTCAAACTAATCCATTCGCAGCATTAACAGGTGCAGGAGCACCGACTGTTGTGTACGGAACTAATAGCTAATCAGTATAGCATTATAAAAATATTAAACCCTACTCTTAATTGAGTGGGGTTTTTTATTTGCCAACTATTTTTACTTTTATATGTGTTAAATATAGAAGAACATAAACTATTACGAGATAATGCTTACTTATTTTATATCTGGCAGCAATGGATACACAATTAGAACGAGTCAGAGCCCATCTAATTCGTTCACAATGTCATTACAGGATATGTTGACACAAACTAATTCAACTGCTTCAATCGCATCTGCATCATATAATGCATGTGAGAGTATGGTTTCATTTACAGCAAGTATTGTAGGTGCTTATGTAGGACAAGAGTTTAGAGCTACATTGACAAATGGAACTACTGAATTATGGAATGGTAGTATTCAAATATTTGGTTCTCAATCAGTATCTAAGCCTGAATACATTAACCAAATCCCTATTAATAGTGGCTCAATCTCAGCGGATAGCTCTAACGAATATATTATAATGAACTAATATGAAGAAAGAAGTAAATTTATCGGTTTTTAATGTAAGTGGTAACAATGCATTGCCAGTTGTTACTGAAGATACGAGAACACGATATGCATGGATTCCATTTGGTATCCACGGACACGATGATTTCTTTGATGCAGTTAATCTTGCATACAATCATTCAACAACCAATGCAGCTTGTGTAGAAGGTATTGCAGATTTAATCTATGGTAAAGGATTATACTCAAAGAGAGAAGATGTAAATCTAATGTTGCAAAAAATCCTACCACAGGAAGATGTTAAAAGAGCAGCATTCGATTTAAAACTATTTGGTAATGCTGCATTCCAAGTTTATTGGAACGCTGAGCATACGAAGATAATTAAGTTTTATCACGTGCCAGTTCAAACTCTTAGAGCTGAAAAGATATACGATAATCCACGTATCCAAAACTACTATTATTGTACTGATTGGAATGACCAGAGAAAAGTAAGAGATAAGAAAAAGATTCCTGCTTTTGAAACATCATCTGAAAAGATGGAAATACTTTGGATTAAGAATTATACTCCTAATTTATATTACTACTCATTACCTGATTGGATTTCATCATTTCAGTATTCAATTGTAGAAGGTGAATTGAGTAACTTACATACAAACAATATCTTAAATGGTTTCTTACCAATGGTAATGCTGAATATGAATAGTGGTATTCCAGCGCCAGAAGAAAGACAAACTATTGAGGACCTTTTATACGCTAAGTTTACAGGCACTAATAATGCAGGTAAGTTTATGTTATCATTTAATGATGACCCAGCAACTAAACCAACAATCGATGTAATACAAATAGATAACCTACATGAGAAGTTTAGTTATGTTGCAGAATACGCACAAGATAGAATATTAGTATCACATAGAATTACATCACCCCTTTTATTTGGTATCAGAACAGCAAATAACGGATTCTCTTCTCAATCAGAAGAAATGAAAACGGCTTTCTCTATCTTACAAACAATGACAATAGCACCATTTCAAAGCCTTATTTTAAACTCATTAGATTACGCATTAATGTGTGGAGGTATTGATGATGCACAATTATACTTTGAACAATTAACTCCATTAGTAATTCTTTCACAAACAGCAGAAGAAACAGGTCAGACTGTAGATGAAGTTGAAGATGATACAAACGATGCTATGATAAATCCTGCAACTACGGATGATTCAGCAGATGAAGACCCACAAGATATAGCAGGTGATGAGCCAATTGAAAGATTTGAATATGGATTGAGTGGAGCATTTTTTAGAAAAGAATATACATCAGAAAAAATATAAGATATGGCAACCGCATTATTTATAACGAGAAACGATATCATTAAGAATACCCCATTACAGGGTGCTATTGATGCAGATGCTTTATTACCATTTATACAAACTGCACAGGTAAAGTATCTAAAAAACCTTTTAGGTACTGTATTGTATGATTATTTAAGTTTACAAATAGAAACTCAAACTCCATTTACAGGGTATTATGCTGATTTGATGACAGACCACGTTAAACCAACTCTTATTTGGTATAGTTGTGTGGAATACATTCCTTTCAGTTCTATTCAGTTCAAATCAAATGGTGCTGTGAAGCAACAGAGTGAGCAAGGCGTCGCTCCATCGAAAGCGGAGATAGATTACCTTCTAGCGAAAGCTCAGAACAATGCTGACTACTATGCGTTGAGATTACAAAACTATTTGATATCTTACTCAAACGAAATTCCTCAATACTTACAATCAGTTGGAAACCAAACACAGATTTATCCAGACCAAACAAATCAGTACTTTGGTGGAATTCAATTATAATAAATTATGAGCTACTTACAATATAATCAAGGAGTAAACTATACATTGTACTACAATGCTTTAGATTATTTCGAAACCATAATGACAAATCACCCATCTATTACTAAAGTAACAACTGGTGAATTGCAGGAAGTAGATGATAGAGAGTTTCCTATGTATCCATTAGGAAATGTAAATATAATGAGTAGTACTATATCCGATTCGACAACTAGACATGAAATACAATTAGTAATTGCTGATAAGATTAAGAATAAGGATAACGAATCAAATAATAAGAATAATGAACAAACGATTCCGTTTTATGGAGTTGATGATACAGTTGATATTCTTGCTAACACTTTGGCAATTATCAATGACCTTACTTCTTTTACACAATATTCAGTAGCTGCATTTGATATCGATGGAGATATTGTATGTGAGCCATTTATGGATAGATTTAACAATGGATTGGCAGGACATGTAGCTACATTTACTTTAGTAACACACAATGATAGACCTCGTTGTCTATTTAATTTGTTACCATCAGGCTCATATCCTAATCCTGTTTGCTAATGGCTATTAAGAATATATCCCAAATAAAACAACCATTAAAGAATGTTGCTAAAACGATTCGTAATGTAGGTTCTCAACTTGCACCACGAGATACGGGCAATCTTCGTAATACCATACGTCAGTACAATACGCCTGATAGAATGGTTAAATTTGATACAAATGGTGATGCGACTATTACATTTTATTTTGCACCTCCTGGCGCCACTTATGGTAAGTATTGGAATACACCATTCGGACGTGGCAATGGTAAGACTGCAAAACTACGCAAGAGATATCCACAACACTTCGATTATGCTGATAAAGCATATAAAGATTCATCTGTTAAACAGGCAATAAAATCATATACAAACGCAGTTGGTAAAGCAATTGTTGAAGAAATAAGAGAAGCGGTTAGAGCTAAAACATAACCATCACTTACTTTTTTATTTTGAATGGTTAAATAAATAAAGATTTAATCGAATGGCTTTATCTATAACACAAACTCCTGCATCCTGCTCATTGGCTCAATCACCGATTATATTTACGGTAAGTGAGAATACACCAGCATATACATCAGCTTCATTTCAATATGTAGGCGAATTATATTATTGGCAGGGAACATTATTTCAATCATCATCAGTAGCTGATTATACAATACTTAAATTTCCTAATACTGCAACTGTTGGTATATTTGATTTGAATAGAATTATAAACTCAACTCTAACTGATTTGAGAATTGATAATAGTTCAAATGTAATGTATTATGCAGTAGATTTCTATTGGCAATATCTTTCAGGTAGTTCTTATGTAACAGGCTCACACGTTCGTTCAAACACTTATAGAGCATTAGATGGGTATGGTATATTCCCTGAACCAATCGGACAACAGGTATCAGCTAAAACACCATTCTGGCCTATGATGACTGATGGACCTGTAACACAATCTACATTGTTAACTGATGTTGGTACAATGGGTGTATATATTGCAAATGATGCAGGTATCGTTGCTAATAGAGTAGTATATAATTCAAATTTAGGTTCATCTACACGAAATATTTCACAAAACGCTACAACAACATCTTTGTGTATTTCAAATTATGCACAAGCACCATCTAATGCAGGATTTCCATATTCAGGCTCGCTAAACTCTTTAGAGTGGTATAGTATCCAAGCATTTAGTGGCTCTACACCTTTAGGAAATAGTATTAGATTTGAAATAGATTGTCCTACAAAATATCCAAACCAAAGAATAGCATTTAAAAACCGATACGGACAATTCGATTATATTAATTTAAACGAAGTAAGTAGACAATCTTTCCAAACTGAAAAGAGAACATATTCTCCACAAATTGGTACATGGGAAGCATCTTCGTTCTCATATCAATCAACCGATAGTTCGGTATTAAACTATGTATCAGATTCTAAACAATCACTTTCAGCAAATACCAATTGGTTAACTGAAGATTGGAATGATATTATAAAACAATTATTAGTTTCAGATGAATTATATTGGGTAGATTATACAAATGGTATAGTGAGACCAGTAACAATAGCAACACAAAATATGACATTTAAAACAGGTGTTGTAGATAAATTAATACAATACCAATTTGAATTTAATTTTGGTCAATCGTACAAATTAATTTTATAATATGGGAGTTATATCAACGCAAGGATTTACCTTTCGATTAATAGCCAATGGGCAACAATTGGACCTTTTTGCAGATGAGGATATTCAGTTATCTAACAATGTAACAGGTTTATTTGATATAGGAGTATTACCATCTGATTTTACTCGTCAAATTACTTTGCCAGGTACAAAGGTAAATAATGCTTTCTTTGAGCATGTGTATGATATATCAATTGATAATCCATTCTTATTCGCAACAAATATTAAAGTACCAGCTTACTTTGATTTTGACTCAGTATATTTGTCAAACGGATATCTTCAGCTGAATAAGGTGAATGTATTAGCAAATAAATTTATCGATTCATATGAAGTAACAATATATGGTACTCTATCATCTTTTGGTAGAGATATCAATAGAAATTATTTAACAAACTTAACATCACTACAAAAGTATAACCATACTGCATCTTACGATAATATTTCAGCAAGTTGGAATGGTAATCTTTTCAATGGTGATATAGTTTATCCACTTGCCGATTATGGTACGGGATATCAATACGCACAAGGTGATTTCCAAACATTTGGAATGAATGATAACGATGGTGCACTAACTGTACAAAACTTTAAACCTGCAATCAGAGTTAAAAAAGTATTAGATGCAATCTTTGAAGAAGCTGGATATACATACTCATCATCATTTATGAATGAACCATTTATGAATGATGTATATATGATTTGTAACCATTCACTAAAATACCCAGAGTTCAACGAAGTTGATTTGGAAACCTATGGTAAAATAAAGGTAGGTGCAATTAGTGGTAGTGGTATGACTGATATTACTTTACCATCAAATACTTTTGTTACTTTACCTTGGTATAATACATTATCAGACCCGCAAGGATTTTATCAGAATGGTGCATATAGAGTAGAACAAAAAACAAATTTAGAAGGTATTTTAAATCTAAATGTGAATGTAAGTTGTTCTGTAAATAATATGCCTGGTACTTTTAGTGCTAATGGTACGTGGCAGATACAAATGGTAGAAACAGGTAGTTCAACTGCATATGGTTTAACTGCTATACAATCTTACATTATATTCTTTGACCAATTACAAAATAGCAGAACGGGTGGTATAAATCAAACATACGAATTACAAACACAATTTAAATTGTATGGCATTCCTGCAGGTACATATTATTTCCAAATAAGACAAAGACCTAATTTTGCAGCACCAACTCAACAGCCAGTTGTAACTCTGGACCCTGATAATACTACGAAATCGTATATACAAATTACGCAAGTAAACCAAGCTGCTGATGGTAGGATTGTAGATATTCCATCGAATATGCCGTATGGTACAAATGGAATTAAGCAGATTGATTTCATTACAGGTTTACAAAAGAAGTTTAACTTAGTAATATACCCTAATAAAACCAAATCAAATGAGTTCATAATTGAAACATTTAATAATTGGTACAAAAAAGGACAAGTAAAAGATTTCAATAAATACATAAACTTAGATGAGAAGATAGAAGTAATTCCAGCGAATAACTTAGCTGTGAATCAACTTAACTTTGGTGATACATTAGACCAAGACTATCTTTCTCAACAATTCAGTAAAGAAGCAAATAGAGAATATGGTAAAACATATTATACTGATACAACAAACTTCTTCTCACAAGGTAAGTTTGAAGTTAAAACAACATTTGCTTCAACACCATTAGTTAGAATAGCAGGAACAGGTTTATCAGGCTCTGTCGGTGGTATTACTCCGCCTGTTACATCTTACGCATATGTAATTGGTAATGCAGGATGGGGAAGTGATACTGCTGCTTGTAGTAACACTTATTACTATCCAACTGTTGTATATGCAGCTACAAATAATCCAGCAGCAGTAACACAATTGTTTACCGATTCAAGCCTAACTACTCCATTTAATGGTGGATATAGCTATTGGAAGTGGGGATTCCCTTACTATTATAGTAAGTACGCATCATTCATTGATTTCAATGGTACTATTGGTTCATTCTATAATTGCCCATAATATGAGTCAGATAATTCCTATATACATACCAACTTATATCTCCGATGCAGCATACAAACCATCGAGAGTGTTACCACGTTTATTCTTTTTTAATGGAATGGTAGAGTGTGAACAATGGTGGTTAGAAAGCGGTTCAGCAGCAATCGGTGGTGTTACTTATGCGCAAGATAAGTTTCCATATTTTGATAATTATAATGTTGTAAGTGGCAGTTTTCCAACCGAAAACTCTTTATCTTTACTTTTTAATAATGAAGCTGCATCATATGGTACAGTACCAGCGAACTCACTTTATACAAATTATTGGGAAACTTATATATCACTTTTATACAATCCTAAAACGAGATTAGTAAATTGCTCTGCAATTATTCCATTGGCTGATTATACTAAAATGGAATTGAATGATGTTGTCAACTTCAGAGGTAACTATTATCATCTAAGAGCAATTAATGATTATTCTCTAAAAGATGGCACTTGTAATTTACAATTGTTAGGGCCGATATTACCTGATACACTTACTTTAAATGAATTATTGTGTGGTTTTAATTTTACATCGTCTGTCATAACAACAACTACGACAACTGCTGCTCCAACAACGACAACTACTTCTACTACTAGTACCACAACAACTACTACATCGACTACGAGCACTACAAGTACTACATCGACTACGAGCACCACAACAACCACAGCAGGTCCAACTACTACAACTACAACAACTGCACCTGGAGATTATGTAACACAATCTATACAATTGTATTATGATTTTGGTAAAACCCCATCTTATCCTGGTAGTGGCTCATCTATTACTGATTTAGTTTCATTAGTTACTGGTAGTATAATTTCTGGTAGTACAAATTTTGTATCGAATGGTAATGCATCATATATGAACTTTACCGGCTCTGCTATTAGAACAAATAGATTATTTAGTGATGTTACTACAGTAACAGGAAGTACATTTGAAATATGGATTAATAGACCTTTCTTCGGAACTGAAACATCTTCATCACCTGCTATATTTAATAACTTTATATTTGGTTCAGAAGGTGTACCTGATGATAGAGAAATTAATTCAGCGTTATATTCTGACGTTTTAGGACTTTATTCAGGTTCGGCATCATCTTTAATTAGAGGAACTTCACCAACAGGTGGAACACCAGACACAGCCTCATTTACATTATATAAAAACGGATTAAATGCAGAATTATCTGTAAATAATTGGCATCAGGTTGTAATTACAGCTGTAACATCATCTACATTTGTTACATCATCTGTAACAAAACTAAATGAAATATATATAGATGGTAATTTTGTTGCAAATTATGGTTTAGGTAATTATGTGAGTTTGTATGGAACAGGTAGTTTATTAATGCCTGGAAATGATGGTCAAGACGCACAATGGAGTGGTAATGTTGGTATTTGTAGAATTTATAATAGAAGATTATCTGCAGGTGAAATATCACAAAACTGGAATGCAGATAGAAATAGATATTCAGGAAGTATATAATATAAGAATATGCCAAACATAAATAGACAAATAACATTAACATCGAAAGGAACTAATTCAGGTCCATTATATAATGTATTTTATTCATTAGATTGTATAAACTATACCTTATGTATAGATGGTAGTAATGTATTTTTACCAAATGTAGGAAGCACTGCGATTATAACAGTACCTGATAATATAGAGTGTTTAAAATTAGTTAACCAAACAATTGGTTGTGGAAGTAATTCTGAAATTCAAATTATAAATCCTACAACTACTACTACAACATCTACAACTACAACAACATGCGCACCATGTTGTACAGGAAGCATAACATCAATTACGGATGCTGGCGGTGGAAATATTAATATTGCATTCCAAACAGGTTCTTGTGGTGGATGTATTGCAACTACAATACAAACTTCATCTGATAATATAACATGGGGTGGAAATAATACCGGAGGTTGTACTTCTCCAAGAACAATTCCTGCACCTATATCATCAACATATTATAGAATTATTACTATATGTTCAAATGGGTGTGAATCAGCACCATCTAATGGTGTATTATATGTGCCAGGCGGAACTACAACTACAACATCTACAACTACAACAACAACATCTACAACTACAACAACACAAGCTTGCTACTCTTGTAATAATGGAAATGTTAGATTTGAAACATCTGCTACATCGCAGGGTTCATATCCGACTAGAGATGTTTGTTCAACTTCTGCACAATGTGGTACATTTGTATATGATGCAATTGATAGACCTAATAGATTTAATCTTTACGATTCGACTGGATTAATTGGTACATCAGGATGGGTAGGATACGCTAATTACGCAGGTCCTTGGGGAGCATCACTTAATGTAACTCCTAATGGCTCATTTAATTATCAATTTAATTCTACATCTGGAAGATATGTTTTAGTTGAATACGGAAACGCAGACCCATTCAATCCTACATCAGATGCAGCAGATTGGAGTTTGACTTGTGGAACTTGTCCAACAACTACAACCACTACAACCACAACTGCAGCACCGACTACAACCACTACAACTTTACCTGCTGGAATTTATGAATTTACTGGATGTGGTAGAGGTAATAGTGTAGCAGCCGCTTGTAATGATGCACCAAATAGTAGAACATTCTATTCAGACTGTAATAGTAGTACTTTTGGTGTTGGATGTTTTGTTTATGTAGATACTTTCCCTAATCCTCTGACAGGATATAGTTACATATTTATGAATGGTGCGAATTGGGATATAAACTCATCAACAGGTCAGGTAACTGCATATTCATCAGAACAATGTTAAAAAGTAAAAAGTTATATTTTAAATTATATGAAAGAATTAAGATTTGTATGCGCACAACCAGCCACACTATATTACGCTTGGCAAGTTGAAGTAATGCTAAATAATTTTATGGAGATGGGTGTAAATCCAAACTTCATAGATATTGTATGTTGGAAACAAAACGGAGTAATACCTGAAGAATGGTCAAAGTTGGCTAACGGATATCCGGCTCGTTTCTTTTTCTATAACGATACGAGAGAAACCAAACATTACATTTCATCAATCAGACCTAATATTCTTAAACAACATTGGGCAGCTCATCCTTATTTAAAAGATGAAGCAATCTTCTATCACGATTCAGATATCATATTTTCTAAATCAATTTCTGAATGGATTAGTACTGATATAAGAAACGATGAAGAATGGTATGGTTCAGATACCCGTTGGTATATAGCACATTCTTACATAGTTGGCAAAGGTCAGCAGATAATTGATAAGATGTGTGAGATTATGGATTTGCCAGAATCATTGATTAGAGACAACGAAATGAACGCTATTGGTGCGCAGTATTTGATGAAAGGTGTTGATTATGAATTTTGGGATAGAGTTGAAAGAGATTGTGAACAATTATTCAAACAGGTAACTGAATTAAATAACGAAATCAAAAAGGAGAATCCTACTTATCACGAACTACAAATATGGTGTTCGGATATGTGGGCAGTTCTTTGGGGTGCATGGAGAAGGGGGTGGAAAACAAATTGTTTGCCTGAATTTGATTTCAGTTGGGGAACTTCATCAGAAGCGGATTATTTTAGATTAAACATTATGCATAACGCTGGTGTAACATCACCAAATGATGGACTATTTTACAAAGCACAATGGATGAGCGAATTACCATATGATAAAGAATTAAATATCAAAGAGAATACAGCAAGTAGAAGATATTGGGATTGGATACAAAAAACAGCATCTAAATCAGTATTGAAATGAATATAACCTATGCAACATATGGTGATGTTGATTGCTTAGATAAAATTAAATCGCTTATAAAGGGTGATAGATTGATTTTAAGAGCAGATAATAATTTGATAGGTGATACTAAGCCAGGCGTTATAAAGTGGCTAGAAATGGAAATAAATGGGGTTAGAGAGCGTATTATGGAAGGCTCTACATTTGTATATCCTAAATCGGAAACAAATAGACTAGGAATTTGGTATTCAAACGATACAACCAACCATCCGGCAGTAAAAAAATCATTAGAAACTATACAAATAGCAGCAGAAGGTAAAGCTGATATTGTAACGTGTGTTTGGAATAGAATAGATTCTAATCCATTTCACGAAGTAATTAGTTGGAATAGAAACTCATCACATTTAAATCAATTGTTGCAGATATTACAATGTATATACACTGCTAAAACAATGAATGATTATGAATATGTTTCGTTTTTAGAGCATGATGTAATGTATCCAAAAGGATATTTTGATTACCCTGATTTTGGTAGTGGTGAGATTTGGACAAATATGAATTATGGTGGTATAAATAAAGATGGTTGGCAACAAAGGGGACAAGATGATGAACCTATGCATCAGATGATAATGAGAGTAGATGATGCGTTAGAGCACTTTCATCACATATTAGGTAATGCTTTAGTAACTAATAGTGGTATGATAGAAAACCAAAATATGATACGAAAGCAATGGGAAGCACCAAATCAATCTATACACATCAATCACGGCTCACACTTTACATCACATTTTTCGATTTATAAAAAGGATAATTTAATAAGCACACATCCCTATTGGGGAAATCATTCGGACTACCTTCACTTATTTTAATAAAACTAAATGTTAAGTCTATATGATAAAAAATGTAATTGAACTATTATCCTTAAGCGATTATTATGGCGTATCTGAAAGAGTAGATATAGCTAAGGGGAAGAATGAACTACCAAATGGTTGGAAAGATGCTTTTAGAAAAATAAAAAGACATAATAAAACCAATAGAAAGGTAGTTACTTGGACAAGTATATGGGATAAAATAAAGAATACCTATGGCAGAAAAAATTGAAGTAGAAGTTGATATTCAAACCAACATTGAACCATCAATAGCACAACTTAGAGAATTAAAAAAGCAGTTGAAAGAAACTGCGGTAGGTTCTCAGGAGTTTATTAATCTACAAAGACAGATTGATGATGTTAACGACTCTTTAGTAGGGGCAAGAGCAGGTGCGGGTAACTTCGCTGATGTATTGGGTAAACTACCAGGTCCTATTGGTGCTATTGGAAATCAAGTTGGTGGTACAATTGCAACTTTAAAACAATTTAGTGGTATTAAGATATCTAACATTCAAGCATCATTTGTAGAGTTAGGTAATGATATAGTTGATACTGCAAAGGGTATTGGTGAACTTACAGGTGTAACAAAAGTATATACCGTAATAAACGGATTCTTAGCAAAATCATTTACAGCAATTGGTATAGCAGAAGGACAGGCTGCAGTTGGTGCTAGAGCATTTGCAGCAGCATTAACCGCTACAGGTATTGGTGCTATCGTTGTTGCTATCGGTTTTGCAGTATCTGCTTTATCTGAAATGGCTACGGAGTTGTATAAAACTGCAACGGGTGAAAAGGAATTACAAAGAGCAATTGATAAAACAAATGCCGCATTAGAATCACAACAGGCTTTATTAGATTTAAACCAAAAATCAGCAGAGAATAGAAGAAAAGTTACACTTGCACAAATGAAAGCGCAAGGTAAATCTGAAGCTGAAATTCGTAAATATAATATCGACCAATCTTATGCAGATTATCAAGCTGCATTTGCTGCAGAGCAAGAAGCAGTAAAAACATATAATGAGAACTTAGGTAAAGTAGATGCTGAAACATTTAAGAAACTTCAGGATAATTTAGATAAGAGACAGCAGGCTACAAAAGATGCATACGCTGATTATTTGGCAACTGGCTATAATGCTAGAGCTGAAGAGCGTAAAGAAGAAGAGGCAGCAGCTAAAGAAGCAGCTGATAGAGCAAAGGCTAAAAGAGAAAAAAATCAGCAAGAGAAAGAAAAAGAAATTGAGGAACAAAGAAGATTAAGAGAGAGTGAATTAGCTGAAATCCGTAAAGGTGAAGAAGATGCGTTTAAAGCAACTTTAACTGAAAGAGAAAGAACTGAATATGAAATCAATCAGAAGTATTCATCATTAGTTGCAACTGCTGTAAAATATAATCAAGATACCGCATTATTAGAAGCAGGTAGACAGGCAGAACTCACAACAATGAGAACTAAGTTTGCCGAAGAAGATTCAGCTAAACAAAAAGAGATTGATGAGAAGAAAAAAGAAGAACTTAAAAAACAGCAAGAAGAAGAAAGAGGTATTATACTTACTGGGTTACAAGCTAAATTAGAAGATTTAGATAGACAAAATCAATTAGTTGAATTTGATTTTGAGCAGGATTTAGCTCGTTTAGCAGAACAAAGAAGTATCCTTGCAGAGCAGGAAGCAACTGAATTAGCTAATACAGAATTAACAGAGTTTAACAAAACAGAAATTCGTAAGAAATATGCTGATGCTAGAAAAGCTATAACTGACCAAGAGATTGCAACTGAAAAAGCAGCAACACAAGCTAAGCATGAAATAAATATGGCTTACTTAGGCCTATTCCAACAATTCGGAAATGTGTTAGGACAGGTAGCAGGAAAGAATAAAGCATTAGCAATCGCTGCTGTAATTATACAACAGGCAGCATCAATTGGACAGATTATCGCATCAACAGGTATCGCTAACGCTAAAGCAGTAGCAGCATCACCATTAACATTTGGTATGCCGTGGGTAGCAATCAATACCGTATCAGCAGGTTTATCTATTGCAGCATCAGTAGCTGGAGCAGTTAAATCAATATCTGAAATTAATAAAGCAGCTGCACAAGCTGGTGTGCAAGGTGGAGGTGGTGGAAGTGCCTCATCTGCACCATCAATTGCAGCACCGAGAGTAGCAGGAGCAGCAGCACCACAAATACAAACACAAGGTGGTATGAATCCAACTACACAAATTGCTGAAACAATATCTGTAGCAAGAGCACCATTGAAAGCATATGTAGTAAGTGGAGAGGTTAGTTCACAACAGGCTTTAGATAGAAGAACTAGCAGAGCAGCTACCTTTACTGGTGGATAAATAAATTTTTAAATGTTAAATAGGTATGATAAAAGATAACACAGAAGAATTATACGAACTAATCTTACAAGATGATGAAGATGGTGTATTTGCTAATTCTTTAGTAGAAAGTCCGGCTATTGAAAGAGATTTCGTTTGGTTAAACAAAGAAGTATCATTTCAATCAGTATCAGATGAAAAGCAATTAGTTGCTGGTCCTATATTAGTGCCGAATAAGAAGATACTTCGTATAGATGGTGAGGGTAAAAGATATCACGTATTCTTCACTCCACAGACCATAGAAATGGTTGCCAGAAAGTTTATGAAAAACAAATATGGTGATGAAGTAACATTAGAACATGGAAGTAAAACATCAGGTGTTTATCTTACTGAAAGTTGGATAATTGAAGAATCTAAAAAAGATAAATCAAACTTATACGGATTTACTTTACCAAAAGGAACATGGTTTGGAATATATAAAATAGAAGAACCTAAAGTTTGGCAGAAAGTTAAAGATGGTACATTCAGGGGTTTCTCAATCGAGGGACTTTTTGAACATAAAAAGAGTGATGTTAAACTTGCTTTAGAGAAGGATATAGAGGAGTTAACCGAAAATGAAGCGGAAGTATTACTAGGACAAATTAAAGCGCTTATAAAGAAGGATAAGAGGTATAAAGCGAAGCAGAGAATAGAGATGGAATCTTACTCTGATTATGGTAGTGGTATATCTAACAATGCAAAGAAGGGAATAGAATTAAATGAGAAGAATGGTAATAAATGTGCAACCCAAACGGGCAAAGTAAGAGCGCAGCAATTAGCAAATGGTGAACCCATTTCAGTTGAAACCATCAAAAGAATGCACTCATACCTAAGTAGAGCAGAGGTATATTATGACCAAGCTGATTCAACTTCTGATTGTGGCTATATTTCATATATGTTGTGGGGTGGAAAAGCAGCATTGGGATGGAGCAGAAATAAATTAAGAGAATTAGGATTATTAGAAGAGGCTGAAGCACAACCATCAATCAGCTCGACATACCCTGGTCAATCATCAACACAAAGAAAAAAGAAAGATGCTAAGTAATAAAACCATAATAGATAAATTAAAAAAATATAGATTAGCAGCTTGTCCTCCAGAAACGCAGGATATTGCTCTTAATCTAAAAAATAGACAGAACGCAATTGAAGTTGCTCATTATGGACCACAAAATCCAAATGAACCAAATGAGGATTATTGGAAAGCAAAAGCAGAACAATTTCATAGTGGAGATATAGAAGCAGCAAAAAAATCACTTTGTGGTAATTGTGCATTTTTTGATAAAACACAAAAGATATTAGATTGTATAGCAAGTGGTATTGGTGGTGAAGATGCATGGGATACAATTGATGCTGGTGACATAGCTTTATGCACCGCTTTTGATTTCAAATGTGCTGCAAAAAGAACATGTGATGCATGGGTCATTGGAGGCCCAATAACTGATTAATATGAATAGTAACTCCGTACATAGTAAACTACAACACTTCATATCAGCTGAAATAAGTTTCTCTGAATTTGAAGATATTCTAAAGAATCAGGCCACCCCTTCTAACCCTGTTAGAGTAGGTTGGATAACTGAAACTGGCAGAAAAAGATATTATGATATGTATTGGATAGATGGACCGATTGGTGATGGAATTGCCGGCGGTTCTGATACAAAAGCAGCAATGGATATGTACAATGTACCCGTTGTTGGATTAGATGGAGATTGGAGAACATTGGACTTTAATACAGTATATAAAGTTCGTTTTAATAATAAAACATATAAAGTAGATAACTAATGCCAGTAAATGTAAGAGCAGGCGAAACTGAACAAGAGTTCATCAGCCGTTGTATAGGAGAAGAAATAGCATCAGGTAAAGAACAAGATGTTTCAGCTGCTATTTGCTACTCATATTGGGAAAAAGAAAATATGAGTAAGATAAAAGATACATCAGCTAAAGTAATGGCTAGAGTAGCTTATGATACTAAATTCAAAGGTATTAATTTATTAGCTGAAGAAGGTGAAGACCCGTGCCAAAGTGGATACCGCCAATTGGGTATGAAGGATATGGGTGGAGTTTCTGTGCCAAACTGTATTCCGGAAGAAGACCATCCTGATTTTAAGGATTAGATTTATTTCGGCATTTATCACCATGCCATCTTTCATAACCAACACCTCTAGTTACAATATTACAATGAGGACATGTTCTAATGCGATTATTAAATTCTGAATTTTTTTTACCTAATGCTGATATGTGACCACTTTCAACATTTTTTTTACCTTGAATTGGACCTTGCTTTAATCCACCATTTCTAGCATTTTCTTTTACTTTTTCTGGGTTCTCTTTTACCCATTTTCTATAACCATCTAACATTGGTTCAATTGATGGGTTACCTTTTGTTACCCACTCATAACTTTGTTTATATGGAGTTGAATCTATTTTATATCCATATTCTTTTTGTAATTCTAATTCTCTTTGAGAAGCAATATTGATATCATTATGAGTTTCTAATAATTCATAATAATCGTATCCTTGTCTCTTTACTCTCGTTTTTGGTTGTGTAGAGCAACCTATTTTAACTCCTGGTATGTGATAAATGTAAAACATAACTAACTTTTGGTTTTTTATTTGTTAAAGATAAGGAAAAAAATTGTAATTACCAAATGGAAAATTTGTATTCAGTATTAATAACTGCAATCACAACTTTAGGTGGTGCAGCTGCATGGAGATACTATGAGAAGCGTGCACAAAATAGAGAGGATGATGAGAGATTCATCAGACACGATTGTCAAACTCGTATAATGAAGTTAGAAGCTCTATTAGAGCAGAGTAGTAAAGAGAAAGATGAAATGCGTGCAACTATATTACACCTTACAGCAGAGGTAGCTAAATTACAAACACAAGTACAATATCTAACAGATGGCAAAGGGAAAGGGCTCTAGTAGCATACAAAAGATATCGTTTGGTAAAAAGGTAACTGGTAAGGCCAGAAAATCCTACGGTCCAAAGGACCAAAGACCAAAAAAGTATAGAGGACAAGGCCGTTAATCAGAGAATAGCCAAACCGAAAATAAAGAAGGGTAGCCATAACAGCTACCCTTTCTTTTTTATATCTTACCTTTTTCTATTAGTTTGCAAATATTGAGAATCCTTTGTATTTCATCTTTGACTATATGTTTGAATGTGATTACATCATCATTTTCTTCCTTATCTGCTAGAATATCTTCTAACTCCCAAAGTGTATCTAATCGTTTTCTTAAATTAAATCTGAATTGCTCAATTAATTGTGATGTGTGTTTTTGTACCATTGTTTTAAAGTTTAAGGTTTATACTAAATTGTGTAATTCATCTAATCGACTTCGTAACCAATCTAATCGGAACTCATAGTTCTCTAATTCTAATCTATTATCATCTATAAGTTCATACCACCCCATTCTGGCTTCTTTACTTTGAGCTGAATGTAAATCGTTTTGTAAACGGTTGAGGGTGTTGTTGATTCTGGCAATGTTACCACGTGTATCAATGATACTATCTGCGAGATACATCATTAAAGATTCTGTTGTTGTTGGGATGTTTTGTACCATTTTGTTTTGATTTTAAAGTTAATTATTATTTAATAGATTTATATTGGTCATACAATTTTTGTAAAGCTGAACACTCTTCATATTCTTCTTTATCTATTAATGTTTGTAAAATAATTGGGTATGTGATATCAGCCCAATTCTCTGAATAATTTAGTGAAAAGTATTCATCACACTTATCAATTAAGATATTGAAAAGCGAATCTCCTACTTTTAAATCTTCTAATAAAGAAGGATTATTAATTTTAGAATGTAACACGTGAGTAAATGTAGTAATAAGGATATCATCTACTAAAGATTGATTACTTTCCATTTCTTCTTTTGAAGAAAAAAGAACTGATAATGGAAACACAATGTCTTTTTGATTAACGACTTCGTTTCCGTTTTTGTTAAGTAATAAAGTACTCATAACTGTTTTTGTTTGGATTTTCTCCCATTCCGGAGGTTTGTTAAAGTTTAAAGTTTATGTGTTAGGAACTGATACTCTATCAACCTAACAGAACAAATATACGAAAAAGTTAGCAAGTAGCCAAATATTTTAGCAAGTTTTTTTCAAAATTGAGCAAGTTTTTTATAACGTGTTGATTATCAATGAGTTACGCAGCAACTTTTTGCTTAATTTATAACGTGTTGATTATCAATGAGTTATGAAAATGGGGTATTTTGGGCATAAGAAAGCCCCCCTCGGAGATGGCACCAACCGCAGGGGGGCTATTTATATGAAAGTTGAAGGA